CTACGCAGGGAAAGAGGCGGGAGCAATAATTGGAAAGACTTTCAAAGAAGCAGACACACTCAGATTAGGTGTTGTAACTTTAGCACCGAATGTAGGGTATGCTTTGAACTTGAGAAGAGTTCGTTATACAGACGGAACAACTGCTTATTCTTGCGGTTTCAATCCTGAGGGAACGATTACTCTAAACGAAAGAGTTTTATCTCCAGTGAAATTGAAAAATGATTTTCAAGTTTGTAAAGAAGATTTCAGAGCAACATGGTCACAAGAAACTATGGGAGCAAGTGCTGCAAATCCAAATGCACCAGCTGACATTATGGAAGCTATCCAAGTGGAAATGTTAGGTCAAACTGCTGAGGATATCGATTACAAAATTTGGCAGGGTGACGCTACAAATGCTGACGAGTGGGATGGTTTCTTGAAATTGTTTTTAGCCGATGCTGCTGTTATTGATATTGATATCGATGCGGTTACTGAGGCAAACGTTGAGGCTCAATTGAAACTTGCTTTAGCAGGTATTCCAATAGCATTAAGACGTAAAGAAGTTAAAGTAAACGTATCTCCTGATGTATTTCAAGCGTATTGGTTCTTCTTAGTTTCTAAAGGAATTGCTAACGGTTTAGGTGGTGACGAAAAAACAGTGCGTTTTGGTAAATACTTAATCGTTGAGAATAACGGTTTACCTGCTAATACTATCGTAATTGCTGAGCCTAAAAACTTGATTTTCGGTACAGGTTTAGAAGCTGACTTCAATCAAATCTCTTTAGTAGATGAAGACGAAGTTGGTTTATTGACTGGACAAATCAGAGGTAAAATGGTTTATTCTGGTGGGGTTCAATATTACAACTCTGAAGATATCGTTTGGGCAAGACCAATCGCATAAGTAAACAAGTAACAAAGGCGGTTTAGTTACCGCCTTTATTTTAAAAAATAAGATATGGCTTGTGATTTAACAGCTGGGCGTTTAAGAGCGTGTAAGCAAAATATTGGAGGTTTAGGAAAACTTTACCTTTTTAATTTTTTAGAAAATCCTTTTACAGTAGCGGCAGGTGTTGCAACAGCAATCAACCCATTACTTACAGAGGCTTTCGAATTTGAGATTGAAGGCGACGGTAATAATGTTTCAGAAAGTTTTGTTTCTGACAGAAATACGGGTACTTCTTTAAATACTCAAACAATGACAATAATGTTGAAAAAAATTGACGCTACAACATCGGCTCAATTAAATCTTTTGACATACGGTTTCCCAATGGCAGTAGTAAAAGACAGAAACGGAATTTTCCACGCTATTGGTATTGATGACGGAATTGATTTTACAGTTGTTCAAGCTACGGGCGGAGCAAAAGGCGAAATGAATGGATACACTTTAACGGGTGTTTCTACAACAGGTGCTTTATCTCCTAAATTAGACAGCACAACAGCAACAGCATTCGAAGCATTGGTTTAGTTTTTTTGATTAGTTTTAAAACCCTATTTGTCACAAAATAGGGTTTTTTTAGTTATATAGATATGAACGTAGTAATCCCATCAAATACAACCCATACTTTAAAGTTAATCCCTCGATTATATCCAAGCGATGAATTGGTATTATCTTTATTTAATGAGGCAACACAACTATCGGAAACGGTTGAAAACACATATTTAGTTACCGATGGTAATTTGTTTTTAGAGTTTGATTTTACTTTTATTGAAAATTCAAAGTATCAAATTAAAATTACTGAAAATACAGAGGTTATTTACAGAGGGAAACTAATTGCTACATCGCAAGTTCCACAAGATTACAAGCTAACAAATAACGTATATTATTCATAATGGCACAAGATATTCGATTAATACAACTTAACAACTACATACGCCCGAAAGTAGAGGAAAACAAATCTAAAAATTGGGTATTGAATGGGAAACACAATTCATTTTATCATTACATGATACAACGATATAATGGAAGTACTACTCATTCAGCAATTGTAAATTCATACATAGATATGATTTACGGTAAAGGTATCGGAGCAAGAAACGCTTTTACAAATACTGCTGATTGGTTACGTTTTAAAGTAATTATGAAAGATGAAGATGTTAGACGTATTGTTTCTGACTTTGTAATGTTTAATGAATTTTCAGCACAAGTAATAAAATCCAAAAATAATCAAGATTTAGGAGCAATTAAGCACGTGCCAAAAGAACGTATAGCACCGTCGATCGAGAATGAAGAAGAAGAGATTGAAACTTATTTTTACTCCCGTGATTGGAGTAGTAATAAATATACTCCTTTACCTTTTCCTTCTTTTGGAACTTCAAAAGATGAGATTGAAATCTACAACGGGATGCCGTATAAAGCGGGTAAAACTTATTTTAGTGATCCTGATTATTTAGCGGGTATTCCATACATGGAAATGGAAGAGGAAATCTCAAACTATTATATTAACCATATTAAAAACGGCTTATCTTTTGGGTATATCATAAATATTCCCGACGGTAATTCTTTGAGTGAAGAAGAAAAAGACGATTTAGAATATAAGATTAAAGCAAAATTAACGGGCTCAAGTAATGCGGGTAAATTTGTCTTATCATTTAATGGTAGAGATGCAGAAATAACCGTAACACCTTTGACCATAAACGACGCTCATAAACAATGGGAATATCTAACAAGCGAAAGCCGTCAGCAGATTATGACTTCGCACCGTGTAGTTTCACCTATCCTATTTGGAATAAAAGATAACACAGGATTTGGTAATAATGCGGATGAATTAACAACAGCGCGAGAGCAATTGATTAAATACGTTATTGAGCCGAAACAACGCTTTATAATCGACGGTATTAAACAAATATTAGAACACTATGACATTAATTTAGATTTGTATTTCAAACCTTTGCAAGAAGTAGTTGTTGCTTTGTCAGAAGAAAAAAAAAAAACTGAATTAGATTTGTTTATTGATTTAGGTGAAATTGAAGATTTAGATAATTACGATTTGATTGAATGCAAACCCGTAAATTATGAAGAAGAAGATAAAATACAATTAGCGAGTACTGGAAGTGCAAACCCACTAAATAAATCAAGATATGATTTGTTTGATACGATTACAAGGTATCGTTATGCGGGTAGTATGTTAGGGAAAAGAGAATTTTGTTCTAAAATGGTAGGTGCAAAAAAGATATATCGCATTGAAGATATTGAAGCGATGAATGATAAACCCGTTAATGCTGGTTTTGGTCCAGAGGGGGCAAGTACTTACAACATATTTAAATATAAAGGGGGGGTAAATTGCCATCATTATTGGGAAAAATTAACATACAAGCGTAAAAATGAAACTGTAAAGGTCGATGTTAAGTCACCGATTGCAATTGATAAAAGTAACCAACAACCCGCAAAGGGATTGGCAGGAGTTGAACCGATTAATATGCCGAACAGAGGCGCATTAAATTAATAAAAAAGTATGGAGTTTTTATTTATTACACCGCAAGAAATGGCATCGACTACCGTATTAGGTGGGAATGTTGATGTAGATAAGTATATTTTTTGTATCGCAAACGTTCAATTAATGACTATTGAGCCGTTATTGGGTACTGAGTTATACAATAAAATAGCGGATGAAGCGGAGGCGGAAACGTTATCAGGCTTGTATTTGGAATTATACACACGTTTTGTCAAACCAATTACAAAACACAAGTCGATGGCTGAGTATATCGAAATCGGGCAGTACATGGTTGACAATGGCGGTATCTATAAACACACGGCAGACAATGCGGAAATCGTAACTAAAGATGAAGTTTTGTTTTTATCGAATAAATACAACGCATTTGCACAAGGTTTGATTATTCGCTTTAATAAATGGATTTGTAATAATTCAATCCCTGAGTTTAAAACCTATCAAGATGAGGTTAATGCAAATTTGAATATTAAGGTAACAGCAGGATGGAAATTAAACGGTAACCGATATAATGACAGATCATGGTACTTGCAGTAAACAGCGGATATAATAGAAAATGCAAAAATAATTTAGGAGGGATTGAAGAAATTTATCTTTTTCCTTTTGTAAATTATTCACGCTCTCAAATAGTAACAAGTGCAAACATATTAACGAGTTTTCCAACGACAACTATTTATAAATTCTATTCTAATGGTTTGCAAAATGCAAACGAAACTCAAGAAACGGAAGCGGGGGGAAAGTTTTACAATCAAACTATCGCTTTAGAATTACAAGGGGCAAATGATAGTCAAAATATTTCAAAGTTATTAAACAAAGATTATCGTGTAATCTTTAAGGATAGAAACGGATTGTATCGCATTTTTGGACTGTATAAAGGTTTAGAAGCAGGAACTTTGAACTATGGAACGGGAGGTTCAAAAAGTGATTTCAACGGCTTTAAAATTGATTTTAGTGGAAAAGAAGAATTGCAAAGTTTTTTTATAACCGATTTAGAAGGAGCGGGTTTTTTTAATGCCGATTTTGATTATAGAATTACGGAAGCGGGTGAATTTAGACTGACAGAAAATAACGAATTTAGAATTATAAACTAATGGCAAATAAAAAAATAACGGATTTACCAGAATTAGCGGAAGCACCAAACGCAAATGATTTGTTTGAAGTTGTCGATGTTTCAACGGGTATAAGCAAAAGAATTAAAGCGCAATATCTAGGCGGTGGCGCAGGAAGTACTCCAACGCTTGATGAAGTATTAGCGGTTGGTGCAATTGGAAACATTAAAGATATTACTTTAGTGTTTGACCCATTTGATGGAGGTGGCGCATTTATAGCATCTGACGACACTTTAAATAATCAATCAGTATTAAATTACACAGGGTTAAATATAGCAACAGCATCAAATAAATTAACTCAATTATCGGATAAAATATTAGCTTATTCCGATGCAACTTTAGGATTTAGCACAGCGGTTATGTTCACAGAACCAACGGGAGTTAATGGTCTTATAAACATTCCCGATGTAGCGGGTTCAACTGAAACATTAGCTTTATTAAGTGATATCCCAACAGTAGCCAACGCCACAGAAACAGTTGCAGGGATTGCAGAAATAGCTACAACAGCGGAAGTAACAACGGGAACGGATGATACAAGAATTGTAACACCTTTGAAACTTAAGCAAGTCACAGATAATTATATGCAAGTTATACTTAACTGCAATGTATTAGGCTCGACTGTAAGCGGTGGTACAAATATAGTGTTATATCAAGTGAATGTACCCGCAAATACATTTAGTGACTTAGATGCATTTGAGATTGAGGCATTAGGGGCAAAAGTAGGAGTTACAGCAGTGTCTACAATTAGACTTTGGACAG